AACTTTTTTTTTAAAAATAGTGTGTGTTGGTTAAACTTTTAGTTTAAAATTTATTATCTTTGTACCTCTGGTAAAAAGATAAAAATTAAACCACCTATTTTAAACCACTTAAACCGGTTTAAATTATTTTCTTTTCACCTTTAATTAAACCACTAATTGTGCGATACATACCAAGCACAAAAAAACCAGCGCTAGGCTGGTATTTTGGCGGCGTACTGGGCTGCTAGTTTTGGTTTAATTGTTCAGCCAGACGCGGCAATAAAATCGTTTCGTTTTTTTCTCGTATAAATTTACATAATGTCCGCCAACTTTACGGGCAAACTCAATAAAATTTTCAACTCGGTTAATATTCCGATATTTTTTTGGGGTTATTTCTTTGTAATCCTCAAAAAAAATAATTGCTGTGTAATATTCCATTTTTTATTATCTTTGTTCCGAAAGGAAAATAAGCAGTTAATTAGGGTTAATTGTTTTGTCCAGGCGGTCAAATTTTTGGCCGCTTTTTTTTGCTATTAACTTTAAAAATTCTACGTCCTCAGGCTGTAATATAACGCCGTTGTAGTCTATACGCCAGTTAGCGCCCTTCTTTACCAACTTAAAATGTTTGTGCATAAGCATATAAGCTATAAAACGTTTAGTATCTTTTTTCATATAAATTATTTTCGTTTTTATAAATAAATTTTTTGTCTATCCAAATTTTGCAAAGTTGTTTAGCCCAGTTGGTACCCTTTGCGTTTTGTTCTTGTATATCAGCTATTAAATCTTTGTAGCTTATTGGGTGAAATACAAGTACGTTTATTAAACTTTTGTGGTAAAGTTCTGTAAATTGTTTTGGGTTTTTATTTTCTTCCTTTTTGCTTTCACCTTCAATTGATATTTGCTGCCAATTGCCTGCCATATTCATAAGCACGACTGGCTCAAAATCTTCACTAGATCTTAAAAATCTAGGCTGTAATGTAAACGTCTTTTTATCTTTATCCTTTACAATTTCAAGCGTGCTAGAAGCCCAGCGATCACAATTTGAGCCTAGATGTCCTAGTGTCTGCGCGCCCAGGCCTTTACCCTGGTGAAGTACGCCTACAAATAAACAGTTATAAATTTTGGTAAGTTTTTTAAACCAATTCACTAGCTTGCGGCTTTCAATTTCGCTATTATAATCAAATATAAGATCTAAAAGGCCGTCTATTATAACAATAGGGCAATCAGGATTATTTTCTAAATAGTTTACAATTAAGGCCCTTATTTCGCTTGGGCCGTCCTCTCGCACTGTAAAGCAATCAGCCCAGGACGGTAGGTTGTTTAAATTAGAAAAATGCTTTATTTTATTAACTTGTCTGTAAAAATCAAAATCGCTGCTTTCAGTGTCAAAATAGGCTATTTTTCGGCGTCCTTCGGGGAAATGTACCTTCATACCAAAAACGTCGCCTGGTTGAAATGCAGAAGCTATTGCAGCGGCTAAAAATGTACTTTTGCCCGCCTTAGGCAATCCACTAAAAACAATAAAATTTTGGATAGTTCCAATTGGTTTATTGTTAATAGTGAATATTACCTGGCTTGGGGGGGGTATAAAATCGGGCTTGTATTTTCGCTGTGCTAATTTTTCTTCTAAGGTTAATTTATTGTTTTGTCCGTCTATCATTAGATCCTTTGTAAAAAAGCGGTTAAAATAGCGGCAATAATTAGGGCTATTGCAGCTTGCTGGTTGTTAGTCAATTGAAATAACTGGTGTAGCTTCTTTTTCATTTTCAATTTTTTCTAGGGTTATAAAATATTCGTTTGCTAGTATTTCACACTCTCTCAATAGTGTAGATAGGCCAATTTTACTATGATTATTTTGCATTTCTTTTGCGCAAAGTATTTGCAATAAAACGTGTTCGTATTTTGTTAAGCCTGGTATTGGCGCAATTAAGCGGCCAAATTGATCCTGAACTGGCATAACTGGAAAAGCTGGTGCGTTTTTATCAATTTTCATTAGTATTCAGTATTAATTTTTATTAAATATTTTTTTGCTAGTTCTTTTGATAAATAAAATTGATCACCATTTACAGATATAATCTGTAATACATCTAGGTTATTAATACATAAATCAAAAATTTCAGTTTCGTACAATTCTCGTTTAGCACTATCTATTTCAATGGCTAAACAAGTTGATCCTAATGGATCAATAATAGTTATATAACTTGGCATAATTAAAATTTAAAGTTCGTTATTAATTTCTTTTTCTGTGAACTCCTTTACTGCAATAGATAAATACTTATTGCTTGCTTTGCTAATCTTTACCCAGCCAGCAATTTCAAATAATTTGCCGTCTGCTTTAAAATAGCCCTGGTAGTCAGGTTGCTTTTCGTTTTTTTTGTTTTCTACTTTGTTCATTGATCCAAAGCCGTCAGCTAGATCTTTTAAATACTCATTTTTCATTTTGTTGGTTTTATTAAGTGATAAATTTTAAATAGGTAAAAAAGGATAACAGCGCCGCTGTATGTAAGTAAACACACTGGTACGCTTACTGCAATAAAAAATATTATTGCAGCTAATCTAATTAGTTTACGTCGCATTGAAAACTGTTTTCTAGTCGTTTTATTTCAAACTGGTAATGTTCTAAGGCCGCGTCTATTAGGATCCTAACTTCAAAAGATAGGTCAAACGGCAAATCGTTTTCATTTAAGGATAAAAACTTACCACTGCTAGAATAGAAAAAAAATGTGCATTGTTCGTAAGGTGATAAGGCCCGCAATGCTTCCAGGCGCAAAATTTTGTGTTGTAAGCTGGCTATCTCGCCCAGTATCTTACTGTCAGTTTTTAATTGCATAAATAGGGTTTTTGTTTGTCGTTGGTAAAATTATAGTAAAAACGTTTAAAGTACCAAATTTATTTTTATAGGGGCATAAAAAAGCCCAGTATAGACATACCAGGCTTCCTTTTTGTACTAGACCATTGAAATTTATCTAACCAACTTTGCTTATTATGCTAAAAATAGTGCTTTTTCCTCACTTCTGCGCCTTACTAGGCCTGGTAAAACAACTTTTTGGCCATTTACCGTTCCTTTATTCCAGCGGTCAAATTGGGCCGCTACTTCGCTTTTAGGTGCGCCGCTATTAAGTAACCTTAATAAAGTGCTATTGCGAAACGCGCCAATACCTACGTTATAAACAAAACTTGTAAGGCTATCTAACTGGTTTTGATTAATAGGCACCTTAACCAGGGCTTTAATTTGAGGTACTATTTTAGTCGTTTCCCTTCTTAGCCACTCAATTGCCTTTTCCTGGGTAATAGTATCACCTAGCCTTACTTTACGCTTTGCGTCGTAATTATAGGTAGATCCGTAACCAATAGTGGGTATCCCTACTGGATCAGTATAGGCCCTCAAATATTTATTAATATCGTCGGCCTCAAATCTTTTAATTAATTCCTCGGCCTTTGCTCCTACTGCCATTGTGCTACTTAATAAGATTAACGCCACAACTGTAACCACCAATATTTTTTTGGTTTGGCTAGTCATTATGGGCGGTTGTTTAAATTAATGTCTGCGTCTTTGGCTGCAAATAAGCCTAGGCCGCTTAATATGGCTGTAATACCAGTTGGCACGTCGCCTTTAAATACTGTCGCTAGGCCGCTAATTACAGCACCTAGGCCAAATAAACTCGTTTTCCAATTCTTAAACATATTGTTACATTTTAGTTACAAAATCAAGTTTTGTTTCAATACGCGCTAATCTGTCTAATATTTCGGTATTAGTGTTATTGTGCCTGGATAAATCACGCTCAATTTTATCTAACCTATTTTTGGTTGTAAAATAGAAGCCACCGCCAGCGGCAATAAAAATACAAATACTAAATAACAGATCCGTCGCCATTTTCTTCTTTTAATATTTCACGCGCTATTGCATTGTAAGCGTCGGCCGCTGTCATTGCTGCCGTTAAATTTTCAAATAAACCGCTTTTGCTTGCTGCGTCTAAAATTTGTTTGATAATTGCTAGTGCTTGTTTGGTTTCCATGGTTTTGTATTTTAAAGGTTGATTAAGCTAGTGTAATATTAAGCTGCGTTGCGGCCCATTCGTACGCCCACTGGTTAACGTCGCTTGATGTACCCCATTGATCGTACTGCGGCTCTCCCATTGTTAAATTTCCGTCTGCTAGTTTTTCTTCTGCGCTACTAAATAGCTGCCAGTAAAACGTTGCAGAATTTAATAAATTGTCGTTAATGATAATTAGGCTAAATACGGTTGCGGTTTGCTGTTGGCCGTTTACCCATAATGTTAAAGGTTGTATTTGTTTCATATTATTTTATGTTTTCTATTTTGGTATTAAGTTCTTGAATAGCTTTTACAAGTGTTGCTATAATAGGTTGATAATTTAAACCAATAAAATCACCATTTTGAACGTATGCTTGCTCTATTACTTCTTTAACTTCTTGCGCAATAAAGCCTAACTCTTTTGCTTCATGATCGCTTTGGCTAATCATATTATATAAAGTAGGCTTTAAATTTAATACAGCTTCTAAACCTATATTTGATTGCTCAAAATTTTTCTTTTTATTTTTATCAGAAGTAGGCGTATAAATACCTGTTGCCATATTAAAATTTCCTACATTTCCTACTCCACTATTTGTTAGGGTTAAACTACCAGCTCCATCATTCACAAATCCATAAGTAGTACTATTATTATTATCTCTTGATAATAAACCATTAGCAGATCCAGTGCCACTTGCTATAATATTACCACTAGCATGTAATCTAGCTCCTATATCTGTTGTTGTGCCGATTAGTAGGTTTCCGGTACTTGATGCTAATCTTAAATTTATACCACTACCTGTTACATTAAAATCTAAATTAGGGTTTGCACCTGAAAAAGCACCTGTTACAAAAGTTACATTTTGGTTTACGTTTCCAACTACTTGCCTAATATATGGCCCAGTTGTATCAGTTCTTTGTATTCCTATTTCGTTATTAACAATTAATTTACTTGCACTTAATAAACCACTTGCACTTGTTGCACCGCCTAAATATACATCACCAGCAAATGTTGCAGCGCCATTTGAACGAGTAAGATTTAAAACCTCATAATCAATATTTCCTTCCCTTCTAAATATTTTAAAATTTCCTGTGCTAACTTCATCTTGTTGTAATTTCCAACCAAACCCTATATTGCTACTATAAGTTTGTAAAATTGTAGCGTTTGCATTTGTTGGCAATGGCATTAATATAGCAGGGTTTGTTGATGTTGTTGTAATTCTACACGTTCCATTTACAATTAACCTTTCGCCGCTGTCTGTTGTAGTACCAATCAAAAAATTTCTAGCTGCGCTTATTCTAGCTGCTTCCTGAACGTTTGTAGTATCGTAAATACCAAATAAAATTGGGCTTGCTGTTGTAGATCCGTTAAACATACAAAAATCACGATCCGCACTACCCTGGATAAAATTGTTTGTAGCCGTTGAAATACCAAAACCAGCGCGCTTTGTTGGGCCGCTTTCGGCGTTATCAATACGCAAACTAGGCGCCGCTGCACCTACTATTTGCACTCCATTGTCGCTAATTGAACTTGCCACAACTAATTTACCCGATCCAACAGTTGACGTTCCAATTAATACTTGGCCCGTTGTCTTTTTTACTGTTATTGGCTGAAATGTACCTATTACATCAAATATTCCAAAATCATTTGCACCAGCGTTATATGAGTTACCAATACGCCATAAAGCAGTACCGCTATTTTGAAATGCAATTTTAGTATCGTTTGTTGCAGTTGTTTGATTTAATCTTATT